AGGACCGTGACGTGGCGTTCATTTCTCTGTACAACCCGGATAGCCTTCGGGATCTTGATGACCTGGAGAATGCCAAGCGTTGCGATGGCCTGGTCACTCTCAACCTTTGTGAGGGTCTGATTGATTCCTTCCCCGGTTACGAGTCCGATGAGGATCGTGAGATGCGGGAGGCGCTTCAGGCTGCTTATGATGAGCAGGAGAAGGCTCGCCTTGCTGCGGAGAAGGAGGCTGCTCCCAAGCCTGCCCGTAAGACTGCTGCCAAGAAGGCTACAACGCCCCGTAAGCGGGCTGCGGTGAAGTCCCTGGAGGCAGAGGATGTTCCTGCCGTGGAGGAGTCGGAGAAGGCCCCTGTAGCCCCTCATACGCACAAGTTTGTGTGGGTGGATGACAACAAGGGCAAGTGCGGTTCCTACTGTGAGTGCGGTCAGGAGGATACCGGAGGCACCTCGCGTCTCGTTGCCAATGCGGTTGCTCGTGAGGCGGAGAAGAAGGCTGCTAAGGGACTTGCGCTCTCTGCTGAGATCAAGGTAGGCTCCGTTACCAAGTCGGACGAGACTCCGAGCATCAAGGAAATTGCTGCCGAGCTTGTCACTGCTGATGATGTGTGGAAGGATGTGGCTGCTGCGGCTCCCGCTCAGCCCACGCTTGAGTACACTGCTACTGATGTGGAACTGATTACTCAGCAGCAGAAGAACCTTGCTGATACCATCATGGTTAACAAGGCTGATATTGTTGAGCTTGCTGATGCCATGCAGGAGATGTCCAACGGCTTCAGCAAGGCTCTGTCCGCTTACCGTCGAATGGTCACTGGAGAGTAATGATTATCGAGCCCGTGGGTACTGTGTTTACCGTTCGTTGGGATGGTATGGAAGACAGTATTGAAGCGGTTTATGCGGATCTCAGGTCTGCTCAGCTCTGGGTTACTGAGGATTACAAGGATTGGATGCGGTACGGAGATCCGGGATTCATTCCCGGTATCTTCTCCTGGATTGCAATCGGTAAGTTTATGTGGCATCTGTATGAGAATGGCTCTCCTGTGGGTATTGTTGTTACACAGGAGATTGTGAATAAGGTGACTGGTATTGGATAAGTTAAAACAGGTCGGCGGAGATCACTATACCTCGCAGGCAATTCAGCCGTGGGCAATTATACGTGCCAATAAACTGAATTTCTTCGAGGGCTCCGCTTTGAAGTATCTTCTGAGACATCGTAAGAAGAATGGCAAGGAAGATCTTCTCAAAGCCATTCATTATCTAGAAGAGATTATAGAAAACGAGTATGGTTCTTGAGTTCTCCCTTCTACCGCTGGTGTGGCCCATGCTAGGGTTCGTTCTTATAGCGGTGGTGTTCATCTACTGTGTTTATATAACAAAGGAATAGAATGGTTTCCCAGGATGCCTGGGACGACTTGTGGGGGTCCTCTGAAGAGAAGGCTCCCACAAAGTCGTCTTCATATAATTCAGTTAATCTGGCAAGGTATTTTCAGGAACAACTTCTGAGAAGCTCTTGGTATCGCGGTTTCGGTGTCGTCAATATTCAGGCACTTGCTTCACAGTTCGCCAAGTGGAAGAATGTCGTTACTGCGGACCGCCTTACCGCCATGATAGATTTTTACATGAACACGGCCGATCAACGGGGCAACGCTCCGGGTTGGCAGGATTTCGTGTATCGTAGAGATCAACTACTGTCAGCGCTTCTCAAATCCGAAGAGCAGGAACAGGCGCTTGACAACTACGAGCTCCGTATGGAAGAGTACGACGAAGAGGCAGAGCTAGCTGCCTATTTTGAGAGGAGAAAGAGTTAGTGCCCAGTAAGGAATTCTATGTCAATCGTTGGCGACAGTCCGGGCTTCCTGCAAAGTATTGGGATAAGCGCCTGGAGGACTATGTTCCTGTTCACGCCTCTGGCCGGGTAGCGCAGTCGATTGCTTCGGATTTTGTATCCAATTTCCGAGAGCACTATCTTTCCGAGGAACGCAAGGAGTCGGGTGCTCTTCCTGACAACCGCGAGAATCTTGGCAAGGGGCTCATGCTCCACGGGCGCAACGGTACTCGCAAGAGCACTCTTGCGGCTGCCATACTGACTGAGATCCAGTATGCTGCTCCCGCTTGGCGCGGTTACTACATTCGCTTCTCCGAATATATGAAGCGTCTTACCAGTACATTCGATCGGGAGCCTACCGAATACGGTATTGAATCCAAGAAGATTCTTCGCATTATGGAACTGGTTCCCATTCTTGTCATTGACGATATCGGCCAGGAGCACCGATCCGGCAGCGGATTCACGGAATCCACGCTGCACGAATTTCTCCGTATGCGCTATGATGCGTGTCGACCTACTATCGTTACCACTAACATCTCTCCCAAGCAGATGGCTTCTATCTATACGGAAAGCTTCGACAGCTTCCGGCACGATGCTTTTATTACTCGTGAGCTTCTGGGAAGGGATGCCCGAAAGATTGGAATAGAAGAAAATGCAAACCGAGATTCGTAACTTTCTTGAGAAGATCGACTATGAGGGCGGTGCCTATGGCGCGCTAGATTACGGTCTCCGTGCGGAGGACTATGTTCTTCCCAAGGATCTTGTAGATTCCTGGGAAGAGATTCGCTCTATGTTTCGCGAGCTTGACAGCGCTGTAGAGGAGTTTTACGGTGAGGCGTATCGTCGTGCCGAAGAGCTGGAACCGGAGGATTAATGCGTAATCACCAGAGTATTATCGATGATATTTGGCGTATTTTCCAAGACGAGGGAGTACATCTACCACAGGATTTACTGACCAGTTCCATTGTCAATGACAATCTGAACAGACTGTTGGAAGACGAGTTGGGAATTGCGTATAGTAATGGCCGATTCGATTGTAATTGTGAAGGAGAAGATTACTGGTCATGACTGTAATTCTTGAGGCGATTGTTGGAAGTACAGCTTATGGGCTGGCTACCCCTGAATCGGATGTGGATAAGATGGGAGTATTCGTTCTGCCTACCGCAGAGTTCTCTCGTCTTCGTTCGCTACAGGATAGTGACTTTTCCATCGTCACTCATGAACCGGATCTGACGCTCCATGAGCTGGGTAAGTTCGCTCGGTTGGCACTCCAGTCCAACCCTACGATTCTAGAGCTTCTGTGGACCCCTGAGCGGTTCGTAACAGCCCAATCTGAGGACGGGCGACAGCTCCGTGCCCGGCGTAGTTGGTTCGCTTCCAAGGATCTTGTGAAGAATGCCTACTTGGGCTACGCTACGCAGCAGTTCAAGCGAATGGCAGAACACAAGGGTCCCGGCAAGCAGAAGCGCAAGGAGAAGAACGCACGTCACCTCTTGCGTCTTCTAGATCAGGGTTATGAGCTCTACAAGACAGGCGAGCTTGACATTGAAGTGAAGGATGCTAGTTTCTTCCATGAGTTCGGTGCGGAGATCGCGCAGAATCCTCAGAGGGCAGAACAGTATCTTCGTAACTTCACCAAGCTGTTTGAAGAGACCAAGAGTGGTTTGCGGTGTCTTCCTGCACATGAGGAAGTAGACCTGTGGCTTCGATCTATTCGTAAGAAGTATTAGTTTGAGCTTGTATCGTCTTCTCGATGAGAAGGCGGTGCTGGTTTAATCTAAGGAGAAAAGGATGAATGAGCGTAAGATTTACATGATGACGGGTCTTCCGGCATCCGGCAAGTCTTCTTGGGCAAAGGATCTCGTGGCTCTGCACGGTGGAGATATGGTCCGTGTGAACCTGGATGATATCCGAGATATGCTGGGCTTCGGTCACAGCGGTCCTCTGGGTTGGTCCAAGGACATTGAGCAGGTCGCTCTTGAGGTACAGGACAAGATTATTCTTTCCGCTATTAAGATGGGTAAGGATGTTATTGTCGACAATACCCATCTGGTTCCTACCATTCCCAATCGAATCAAGAAGCTTTTTGACGGGGATGTAGAGTTTGTTGTACAGAACTTTACCGATGTTTCCGTAGAGACCTGTGTTATTCGAGACTTCCTTCGCGGTGATGCGGGTGGGCGTTCTGTTGGTGAGGACGTAATTCGTAAGATGGCGAAGATTCTCAACAAGCCTTGGCGTCTGACTTCGGCATACATGAATGATTATGAGTACGATATTGTTCCGTACGATCCGAATACTCCGGATATTTACGGATTTGATCGCTCGCTTGCCGTTGTTTTTGATATTGATGGTACGCTTGCTCGCCACCACCGCAGTCCTTATGATTATGGTCGCCTCGGTACTGACACGGTATTCGAGAACATCAAGAATCTGAACCTCATGTACTGGAGTTCTCACTACAGTGTGTTCATTGTTTCTGGACGACCGGATAATTATCGTGCAGATACCGAGGTTTGGCTTGCCAAGAATGGTATTCGTTATGATCACCTGTTTATGCGACGTGCAGATGACAAGCGCAACGATGCTGATGTGAAGCATGAGATTTTTAATAATGAGTTCCGGGATATTTACGATATTGAGAACTGGTTTGATGACAGAGATCGGGTTGTTCGTCGTATGCGTAAGCTCGGTGTGAATGTGGTGCAGGTAAATGACGGAGATTTCTAATTTGGTTATTCAATATCGAACCAAGGGCGGAAAGAATTGGATGACTGTGGGACATCCCCCTACCGTGGCTGCGGCCCGTAGGGGGCGGTCCCTCGCCCAGCGACAGAATCCCGATAATGACTATCGTATATACGATCTGGAACGAAAATTGGTAATCGTCTAATGGCAAAACTACGACACGATAAGCGATGGAAGAATGATATTTTCGTAGATGATTCCGGTTGCAAGTGGAATGTGCATAAGCGGACTGTCTGTGAAGGCAGTCATTGTGCCATCCACAACCCCTCGGATCATCCGCTAAAGGATGCTAGAATTGTTCTTCGCCACGGAAGTCCGTTCAGTTTCAAGCCTCACGGTTTTGCAGAGCGCATCTGCGAACATGGCGTGGCACACTCTGATCCGGATTCTGTGGCGTTCTATGACAGTATTGGGGATACAGGACACGGAATGCACGGTTGTTGTGTTGAAGTGTGTTGTTCATAAAGGAGTATAAAAATGGCACCCGCAAGTTTTCCAGATCCTGAGGACTGGAATATTGAGGACGTAGAGATTGAGCCTGTGTATATAGAGAATCCTATTACACAGGCTGAGATTGACGAGTTTGTAAAGTTTTTGGCAGTGATGCCGGATGCGACGGGGTGAGCTTTCGTCGGAGAGACTGCCCAGAGTACTGGTAGTATTTGAAGGTCTGGTAGGTATTCTTCCTGATTCCAAGTCAAGGGGTCTGGAGATGTTGGCCAGGAAGCGAAAGAAGTGGGAACAGGCAGCCGGTTATTACCGATTGAATGTTCCCACCTCTGGAGGATTGCGGGATCTATATTGGAGACACCACTATCGTGTGGATATTGTCACCTTTATAGATCCCGATTTTGTAGATCCGGTACGCAATAGACTGGATTCCCGCAATCTTCTTTTCGGTGACGTTCATTACTACCCTGATCCTGTGGAGTTGGCTCACGACATAATCTATGATCGATCCATCTTGGGTGTGCTTGACCCTTCCCCGTCCCATGCGCTAAGCTACGGTTCTCGTGGGCGGTACTGTCCACCTGAGCAGTTGAACTTGCACAAAATACTCGTGTGATCTTTTGAAAGGAGAGCGCATGGCGTCTACACTCAATGTGGACAAGCTATTTGTTTCCAAGCTGATTACCAGTGGGAATTCATCCCCTATCAAGGATGTACCTGCCTACTTCCTGTTCGATGATACTTATCGTCAGGCATATGACTACATTCTCAGCTACTATTCCGAGCACGGTTCCCTGCCTACGCTTCGCATCATGCGTGCGGATCAGCCGAAGGCGGATATTATTGCGGTGGATGAGCCGTGGGAAGATATCGTCAAGCGAATCCATGAGAAGTACATCAACGGATTTATGGTCGAGAAGCTTGAACTTATCAATGCTTATCAGGCCGAGGGCGATATAAAGGAAGCCATCAATCTTCTTGGTGTCCTTACTTCCAATATCCATACGGTTATCCCGAACAAGCGGGACGTGGACGTTACCAAGACGGGTGATGAGCGCCTTGCAAGGTACCTGGAACGCCGTGACAACCCGGGAACGCTGGTGGGTATCCCTACGGGCTTCCCGACGATTGACAAGGCCACTCAGGGGCTTCAGGGCGGTCAGCTCATCACGGTTACGGGTCTGCCCAAGGCAAGCAAGTCCGTTATTGCCATGCGTATTGCCATGGCGGCTCAGGAGTACGGCAAGCGTGTGCTGTACTGTACTTATGAGATGACTGTCGATGAGCAGACAAACCGACTTGATGCCTATCGGGCAGGATTCAACGACAACAAGCTCAACAATGGTGATCTTTCCCATGATGATGTGGTGGCTCTGAAGGCAGGTCTTGACGAGACTGCAAAGATGCCTGCTATGATCATTGCGGAAGATGTCATGACAGTGAGTGCTGTCGGTGCGCAGTGTGATATTCATGATCCTGAGATCGTGATCATTGATGGTGCGTATATGATGGAAGACGAGCAGGGAGAGGCCATGGGTACCCCTATGGCACTTGCACACATCGTCGCGGGCTTGAAGTTCATGGCTATGCGGCGTAAGATCTGTATTGTGGTCGTCACACAGTCCACTCCTGCACGTACCAAGGGTGAAACGCTGAGCAACGACTCCATTATGGGTTCCCGAGCATTCATTCAGTACTCCAATGTGGTTATTGGTATTGAACGTGTGCCGGACGAGGATATCATGCGTAAGCTCAGGATCATCATGTCTCGCTCTTGCGGACCGCTTAAAGTTATGCTAAAGTTCAACTTCGATACCGCAGAGTTCGAAGAAGACACCGAATATTCCCTGGAAGCAGGTGATGTAGCTTTGGAGGATATGTTCCGTGACGACAATGGGCAGGAACAGTATTAAGTCTGGTTGGGGCAAGCGTCCTGATCTGGTACTTGTGCCTCAGGATGTACTGAGTACACTTGAGGAACTGGGAATCACAGTGGTTAAGCTTACATATAATGAGGCTTGGGCACTGTGTCCCGGACATCTTTCACGTAAGGGCGAATACAACAACAAGCCCGACAAGTGGTCTATCAATATCGAGACAGGAATTCACAGTTGTTTCTCCTGTGGATTCTCCGGTTCATTCACTACTCTTGTTCAGGAGGTTCGTGGTTATGGTAGAGACGCGGCAGAACGTTGGCTCCGTTCGAACGGTGCACGGTCCCGGTTTCGAGATGGACGTGGTATTTCCTCTGGTCGTCAGCGATCAGACGAAGGGCTACGTGAACGACCTGTATGGAACGAAGCTCGATTGGCGCTCAGCGTTGATCCTCCGATCGAACGATTGGCACACCGAAGGATCTCTGCGGGAAGTGTAAGTCACTACGGTATTCGGTGGCAGGATGGGGAGGACCCTCACTGGATTCTTCCCATCCGAGACCCGGATACCCACCAATTGTGGGGTTGGCAGGAAAAGTCAGAGAACGGTTGGACCCGCAATAAGCCGTACGGTGTCTCCAAGGGAGATACGCTTTTCGGTATAGATGTATTCGACAATCCATTTGTCGTCGTGCTAGAATCTCCACTAGATTGTGCAGTTTCTTACACCGCAGGAGTTTATGGTGCAGTTTCTACATTCGGCGCTAGGATCACTGAAGCTCAACTGGAACTTCTTCTTGATCTGGGCGTACCTGTAATATTCGGGTTGGATAATGACGAAGCCGGTATCAATGCTTCAATTGAGTTGAAGAAAAGATACCTTCGAAGTGGTTATCCCATTAAGTTCTTGAACTATTCCCACATCCCCGACAAGAAAGATATTGGTACTGAGGGAGTAACACACAAACAAATACAACAGGCTGTACTTTCTGCCCATAGTCTAGTATCATTTAGACCATGAGCTTTACAGGAAACTTACGGCCCTACCAACAGGCAGCGTCCGATCTCGTTTGTGAAAGAGAACGGGCGCTGCTTGCTTTGGATTTGGGAACAGGAAAGACAGTGGTGGCTATTCATGCCATCGAACGATTACGAGATGAGGGGAAAGTAAAGTGCGCAGTTTTGATTATGAGCAGCAGCCTGACAAGACAGTGGGCAAATCGGATTCAAGAATTCACAGACGAGCACAGCGTAATAGTGGTAGATGGCACATTGGGTCCTGCCAAGAGAACGGCTGTCTATCAGGAGATCGCGAAGAACCCTCCAGCGTATCTGATCATGGGGATTCGTCAGGTGGTCAAGGATCTGGATTTCGTTCTCAGTCTTAAACCGGACCTGGTATTGGTTGATGAAGCCACATCTATTAAGAACTTCTCTTCACAGCAGTCCAAGGCTGTAAAGAAATTAAAGACACAGTACCGTATCGGTTTGACTGCTGAACCTATCGAGAACGGTAAGGCAGAAGAATTGTATTCCATCATGCAATGGATCGATCCGGATCTGTTCGACGGATGGCGTGAATTCGAAGACACCTATATCGAGCGTAACGGTTTCGGTATGGTTACTGGTTATAAGAATGTCAAACAGCTACACGAATTACTTATGACTGCCTGTGTGAACAAAAGAAGATCCGATAAAGATGTGGCAGAATTCATGCCAACAGTCCAGGAATACAATACCTATGTGGAGATGGACGATGGAACAAGAGAACTATATCGAGATATCGCCGGAGAGCTTCATAGAGAATTATTGTCTCTACCCCTGGGAAGAACCGTGGGAGATATTTCTGCTTTTTACTCCGGAGTACAAGAGAAGGTATCTGACCAAGGAGAACTGGGCCGCATCACGTCTAGACTCTTAGCGCTGCACTTATTGCTCGACTCCCCGGAACTTCTCAGAGCCTCTGGACGGGCCTACAGCGATCCAGCAGACCCCAGAGGTAGCCAGTATGCTGCGGGGCTGTTGGAGGCTGGCAGACTGCCTCCTGAGGGCTTTGTGGGTAGCAAGCTGGAAGCATGCGTGGAGATGATCGAAGAGGTGTTGGAGGAAGATCTGGCTCACAAGGTAATCGTTTTCGCTCGCTTCAAGGGTGTGCTACCTTTGCTGGCAGCGCGTCTTCCGTATGAGTCCGTGCAGTTCCACGGAGGTCTCAACGGAGCGCAGCGAGGGGAAGCCATTGACAAGTTCTCCAAGACTGCTAGAGTGTTCCTGTCTTCGGATGCCGGAGGCGCGGGAGTCGATCTGTACATGGCTTCTCATCTGATCAATTATGATTTGCCTTTGTCTGCTGGTATGTACAAGCAGCGCAATGGTAGGCATGTTCGTGCTAGTTCGCTGTTCCGAGATGTGACTATTGACAATCTGATTGTCAGTGGTAGTGTTGAGGAGTATCAGCTCAATCGGCTGCAGTACAAAGCCAAGGTAGCGGATGCCATTGTGTCTGGACGAATGTCGGTGCCCAATGGTAGAGTTACTAATGATGCAAAAAGCTTGACCAAATTTCTTGAAGACTATCTGAAGGAGTAATCATGGACGAGATTATGGACAATTACGATCGTCAGATCGAGATGGCGCGCAAGCAGATTGCTAATCTTGAGATCAAGAAGGCGGAGCGCTCGCTCCGTATGCAGGATCCCAAGTATGTGGAGGTTCGGGATCTGTACGTTATGCTTGCGGGTGCTATCAATAAGCTCAATGAACTGGGCGAGCACCTGGAGGACGGTGAGGGTTACGATATCTCTATTGAGGGTGCTTCTTTCCGATTTGTAAACGGCGAACTTAGGGAAAACAATTGACCAATATTATGAAGGGCATTGAGTACTCTACCTATACTAGTAGTAGTTTCTCTTATGCTGTGGAAGGTGTCTGGGGATTTTGGCAGCCAGTACCATCCGGTAAGACAAAGTTCAGTGCTCGAACACGTTTCCGTATGGCTCCTGTGTATGCCTATGAGGTTCGTACCGACAAGTCTGTTGTGTACAAGAATCGCACTGATGCCATGTCGGAGGTAGCTGCCTACCTCAATATCGGTATGCAGGCTACTATTAGAAAGTTTGAGTCTCCGGAAGATCAGGTAGCCAATCCTCTTCTCCAGTATCAGTTTGGGGACGGTAATTGGCAGCAAGCACAAATCGGCAGTACTCCTGTTTCCTTTACAAACGCACCTGAATTTCGTATCCGTCCGGATCACTACCACCGCGTGACCACACTTGCTTCTGCCTCTGTGGCCAACGCTGTAGTGGACTTCCACGATGTTGACGCACTGGCCAAGTATGTGGATAATCGAATCCGTACTGATGGTCCGGGCTTCACTCTTGCGAAGGTGGCGTATCTTGATGAGCAGTGATTTAGTAAGAAGTAAGGTAGCTCGCTACCTATTGCTCAAGCAGGATATCAAGGACTTGCAGGATCAGCAGGCACGTGTTAAGTTAGAGCTGGAACCGTACCTCAAGGCAGCACCGACCAACTCACGTGGTTCTTACGTGGTAGAGTTCGAAGACGCTTTGGAGATCGATGGAGTACGCTACAAGAGCTTGCAGAAGGTACGCAAGGTGAGTAGGGTACTCAATGAGGAGCGTACCACTGAGTGGTTGTACGCTAAGGTGAACAGTGAATCTGAAGAAGATATCCACTGGGACGATCTTGTCAGCAATAGTGGTATCTTTGTCACTGTCCAGCACATTGATCAAGATGTACTGTGGGATTTCTTCGTTAATGAATACATTACCGAAGAGGAATTGAATAGCTTTTTCGATGTAACGGAATCATTCGCATTTTCACCAACTAAAGAATAACTAATAGGAGGAAATAATGAACAAGGCTGCGAAGCTCGTTGCGGTGGCTGCTGTTGTCGGTATGCTGGGCGCGGGTGCGGTTGCTTGCGATGATGACGACCACGATCACCACCACGTCGTGGTTACCAAGACCAAGACTGTTAAGCCGAAGGCGCCTGTTCAGAAGAAGTCTTCTAGCTCCACCAAGAAGAAGTAAATAACGGAGTAGGGCTCCCTAGGGAGCCCTACCACTATTGTCAGTAGCTACTTATATGATTGGGGCATTGTGGGAAATAGTATTAAGCTAACAAAGGAACAGGGCGAGGAGCTTGACCTTCCTTGGTCCTGCCACACAGAGTGGTCTCTTGGTTCCGGCCGCTGGCATGAGCGGATGGAAGGTGTATTCGAGTATGAGGGCAAGCATTATATGATCAATTGGGGCATGGGGCTTACCGAATACCAAGAGCACGAACTTCCGTGGGAATGGGATGATGTTGTAGAGTGTCCTGAGGCCGAAAAGTACGAGGTTACTAAGACAGAGTGGAGAGTGAAGAAGTGAGCGAATGGAATGATCTCCATATGTTGGTGCCTGTTCAGATAGATCCCTATATGCTCGTTGAACATATGAGAATGAACGCTTCTTATGAAGAGATGTTCGATCTCATTGTGGCTATTGATGAGGCGGTAGCTGATTGGGATTTTACTCAGATGCTCATCAGTTATGCCAAGGAACAGAAGCGACTGATGAAGGCAGAAATGAGGGAGACTCATTAACAGTTGGCAGCATGCTATGTCATCTGCTCGTGAATGGGGTGGAGATCCTGAGCTGTATCATCCTATCCATTTAAAGATCGACAGTTCCAAGTCAGGCATGGGTGATATTCGTCATCGTGCCATGTATCATCACACCGAAGGTACCTTCCTTATGGAGGAATTGTTCGGTCCGTATCTCCAGGTAGGCAAGCGTCAGGTTCCTGTCCGCGATATCGCAGAGCGTCATATCGTAGAGGATCTGGGATTCCTGCCTACATTCCAGTGGTGGGCAGAGCAGATGGCCCTTAACCCTGCAATGAGTGGTACCAAGCGTAGAGAAATCCGCAGCACTAGAGAGATTTTTGGGAGTAATAGTGAGTGAGCAGGCGTTAGATTTTCGTGGTAAGTTACTGATTGACGAGTCTTACAGCCGTGGTAGTCAGTTTGTAGAGCAGCTTCCGATTGAGGATCTTCTTCCGGAATTGGAGGAAGTATTCGCCAAGGGTGTTGTTGCTATCAAGTGGAATCAGTACGTTCCCGGGTGGAATGATGGTGATGCTTGTGAGTTCACCATTAATGATGTTCTCTATACTTCTAATCCTGCCATTGCGGCATTGTGGGTAGAAGACAAGAGAGCAGACTCCGCAGAGGATCTTTATCCGGAGCTGGATTACCTTGAGGATTACTGCTTTATTACAGGTTCTGGCCACCCGGATGGATTGGGCACGCATGTTGACGCGTCCATTGGTTCTGCTGCATTCGAGTATGCTTTGCGTGCTGAATTCGGTGACAACGTCACTGTGGTTATTACTCCCGACAGTACTTACAAGTTCGATTACGAGTGCGGTTACTGATTCATGGTGGACGATTTCTTAAGTAAGTTCTTTCCGGGGTCGTCCACTCCTCTTGATTTTGAAGCACGTAAAGCGGTAAAGGAAAAAGAAATCGGTGAGTGGGACGCCAAGCCTTTGATATTCAATGTGGGAGGCGTCCCCACCGAGTTCTTCACTATCGGTCAACTGGCTACTGCGCTAGGAAACCGCAGTGCAAACACCTTGCGCGCTTGGGAGAAGGAAGCTATCATTCCAAAGTCTCCCTACGTCAAGAGTAGTCAGGACCCGAGAGGTAGACGACGTTTGTACACCCGTGCTATGGTTGAAGGCATGGTTCGTATCGCACAGGAAGAGGGAGTATTATGGCCGCACAAAGGCGTAAGAATGACGGAGACACAGTTCACACCGAGAGTCCTACAGTTGTTCAAGACTCTGCTACAGTTACCGTGACTCCTATTGACGGAGTTCTTGAAGTCAGTCTGACCACAGGGTATACGGTCAACATCGGGGACTTTAACAACAAGAGTGTTAAGGGATCTGTCGCGGGTAGATTCTCTACTCAGGTAGACATCGAAGATGTAGCTGCCTATCTTAATGAAAAGCTGTACACAGTTATCCAGGATGAAATGCTGACCGCAAAGGCGCTTGCCCCAGCACAGTCTTACATCCATCGCATTTCTATTGATTAATCCAACAACAGCGCCTATAGCGCATACGCAAGGAGATAACATATGGCAAGTCGTAATCGTGTAGCGGTTGCTGCTCCCGTTGAAGATGACAGCTACGATGGCCCTTCCGAGTCCATGAAGGCCCCTCAGCGAGCCCCACGTACCGGTAGGGTAGTCCGCAGTGGTTGGGGCGCTCCGGCGACTCCCAAGCAGGAGACTGTGAAGGCTCCATATCTGGAGCTTAAGGGCAACGGTCGTCGCATTATCAAGATTCTCAACGAGAAGCCACCGGTTCACTACTTCCAGCACTTCGTTCAGCAGGTGAAGCGTTCTTACACTTGCGGTAAGATCTGGGAGGACGGTAAGCTTGTGCAGACCTGTCCTCTCTGCAATGTAGGCCACAAGGCTTCGGCACGTTTCATGATGAATGTCATCGACATGGAGGACATCAACAAGGCCGAGTCCATTTCCGATATCAAGGTTCGTAAGTGGGACTTTGGTAACGAGGTTTCTACACTACTGCAGGGTTACTCTGTGAACCCGGACAACGAATACTGGCCTGTCGATGATGAAGCTCGCTACTTTGAGGTTTACCACGTTTCTGTGGCAGGCCGCTCTGCTCCGTCTACTAAGGTCGACAAGCTGAAGGCGCGTGATCTTCAGGAGGATTTCGGTATCGAGCCTTTCACCGCTGCGGAACTTGAAGAGATCCGTGGTGAGGAGATTCTCGATGATGACGGGGATGTTGCCAACTACACCAACCTTTACGGTGAGGAAGTAGTTTGGATCAGCACGCAGCGTCAGCTTGAGGAGATCGCGGACAAGATTCGTACCGACTGATCTCCGCTAGACACAACGGCCCCGGGCTGATAGAGTTACCTTACTCAGTCAGCCCGGGGCTTTCCCGTTGATACAAGGAGGAATCGTGGAGTCTGTTTATGTTGTCATGTGGGAAAGCTGGGATGGCGTCACGTGCGAGGGTGATGACCTTTACATGTCATTGGATTACACGGTAGCGTCCATTTGGATGCACCAGCATGCTCAAAAGCAGTACGCTAATTATGTTTGGGATCAGTGTTCGGACATTTGGTTCAGCGGTGACAAGTATGGGTGGGACAAGTACTATATTGATGTCCGCCCGCTGGAGGAGGAACTTTAATTGAAGGGTGTAATTCTTTCAGAGGAAGAGCTACGGAAGGAGGTAGCATACTTCCTCAAACAGGATGCATTTGCTTTCGACATCGAGTCTATTCCGGGACCGCTGGAAGGAACTCGTGGAGTAGCTGCACACAATCAGGTCGTCTGGATTTCCCTGGCAACCTATGGGCGAGCCATTACCATTCCTCTGGGGCATCCCAATGGAGACGTACGTCTTAGGGACAAGTTCCGTAAGAAAATTGATGGTAAGTTCCAGTCCTTTCCGGCGGTATTCAATGAGCCTCCGAAGCAGCTTCGCCCTTCGGTCGTATTCGAGATTCTCCGCCCGCTATTCTTTTCTCGTACCATTCGTAAGGTGGCACACAACGCCACCATCGACTTTGTTTCTCTTAAGAAGTATTTCGGTGCCATTCCTTACGGCCCGGTATCTGACACCATTGTTATGCAGTGGCTCCTTGATGAGAACATCGGTCAGATTTCCGGCGGTCCCAAGCGTCCTATGCGTAAGGGTCTTAAGGATCTCACCCTTTGGTATTACAAAGTCAAGTACGATACCGAAGAAGTCGGTAAGTGTATTGAGGCTCACGAGTTTTCCAAGGTAGCTCGATACGCTCTTCTCGACGTCCGTTATACTTGGACTCTGTTTGTTAAGTTCAAGCCGCTTCTCATTGAGGACGGTGTCTCTCGACACGCGGATCTTGAGAATGAAGTAACCGAAGTTCTGTTTCCGATGAATGCTATTGGCGCACCTGTTGATGTCGAAGCAATCAAGCAACTGGAAACAGACCTGACCATTATGCTGGAGAAGATCGAAGCGAATATCTACCGGGAAGCCGGTCAGATTTTCAATATCAATTCGACTCCGCAGAAGCAGAAAATCCTTTTCGGTCTAAAGAAGGATGGAGGTCAGGGACTAAAGAGTAAGCGACTTACTCCGGCGGGTGCTAAGCTCAAGAAGGAGGGAATGCCTACGGGCATTGAGCACCTGTCTACGGACAAGGAAGCTCTCGAACAGTTCCCGGACAACCCTCTTGTCGCACTTCTTATGGAGTATTCCGAAATCGCCAAGCTCCTCAATACATATGTGCGAGGATATCTTGGTGAGGAAGGAAATCCGGATCGGCCTTGTCGAGTATTCCATGGAAGAATCCATGCGGATCTCGTTCAGTATGGTACGGTTACTTCTCGCTTCTCCTGCCGTGAACCCAATCTACAGAATATTCCGCGTCCGGGTACTGATCTTGGTACCAAGGTTCGTGGTCTGTTCAAGGCTCCTACCGGTTACAAGCTGGTGGTTGCGGACTATGCCCAGATTGAGTACCGCGTTCTCGCACACTTCCTGGGCAAGGGTATTCTGTTCGACGGTTTCTGGAGTGGTGTGGATGCTCACAAGGCAACCGCCGCCGCTATGTATCAGGTAGCCATCGAAGAAGTTACCAAGCAGATGCGTCAGGATTCCAAGGCAATTGGTTTTGGTGTGCTGTTCGGCGCCATGGCCAACAAGGTTGCGGCGATCATGAAGCAGACTGTAGAGTATGCCGAGGAGCGTATTAAGGACTATGGGAGGACTCAGCCGGAAGTAATTCAATTCAAAAAGGCTGTGGTATCGACAGCGCGTAGGCGTGAGATTCCTCACATTACCACGATTACCGGATTCAAGCGACGCGTGTGGGATCTGAATGAGGAGCGTTGGGGTTTGCGTGCCCGTGCGGAGCGACAGATTTTCAATTCTCTCATTCAGGGCAGTGCTGCTGGTATCATCAAAACTGCAATGGTTCGCATTCACAAGCGCTTGCTTGAGTACAATGCAGATCTTCCCGAGTCGGAGAAGGTCCACCTGATTCTTTCTGTGCATGACGAACTGGTTCTCCAGGCTCCAGAACACCGGGCCGTGGATGCCAAGCTCATGCTGGAGGAAGCTATGGCCGGACCGGAAATGCAGACCATGCTTAAGGTTCCACTGGAAGCTACCGCTCTCATCGTTGACAGATGGAGCGAGGCTAAGGACTAGGAAAGAAAAAGAGAATTGACAGAAGACCCTTTTGAGGGGGCAGAACCGTCCAGTATAAATGACTGGGCGGTTCTCGCTACTACTATTCAAAAATCAATGATATGGGACATGGTAGGTCCCTATAGAATAAAGCACTCTCCTGAGAAGATGGGCGTCAAACCGGCATCCGATGATGTTCTGGAAATGGAATACCGGGACATGATCAATAGGCGGACAAGTCTTTATCCTTTGCGCAATCAGATATCTTTCCTCAGTTATGTGGCAGCCCAAGTAGCTTCGGATACTTTGATTGCTTTCGATCCAAGATACGCTGCAATGGATGAGCAATCAGTCTTGTCTTTTAAGGAATTGAGTATTAATATAGGTGCAGC